AAGGTAAGAAAATGAAAAATTTCCTCGTAAAAATCTGGGCTTATAATCACTTCGGTGAATTTGAAGTAAAATCAGAAGATAACGCAGAATCACTAGAACAGGCTATCCTTGACAAACTTGGAGAAAATGTTATAGTTTGGGAAAAAACGGGAATGTTCAGCTCGTTAAATAGAATAACCTATGAGGAGGTTATAAATGATACAAGACCTTTACAAACAAAAAAGGTCCTTGGAGTTGAAGTGGGAACAGGAGCATCTGTCTGAAGATAGATATACTCTTGAGATGGTCAAAATTGACGATAAAGTCAGAGAGATCATCACTAAAATAAAGCTTGAAGAAGCTCAAATAGCCCACAGACAAAACACCATAGAAGGTGCTGCTCCAGAAGTTTCAGTAGCTACTTAATAAAAAAGCTACATCGTTGGAAAATCCAATCCACATTACAGGCTCTCTTGCACTCTATTTAAAAATAACGTATACTTTTGTCACTATACAAAAATAAAAAACATTAAATGTAGACGCGTATAGTCGACATTCCCTAGGGACTACATTTAAAATATCTAGGAGGATATTAATATGGCTAATACAACTTTTAATGGTCCGGTTAGAGCAGAACAAGGTTTTAAACAAATCTCTAAAAATGCAACAACTGGTGCTATTACAGATCAACTAACTGTAGATTCAAGTGGTAACCTGGCACAAACTGCTGGTGTTAACAACTTAATTACAGATGTAGAAAACCTTACTGCAGCTACTAAAACAGTAACAGCTGCTGATACAGGAACTACATATTTATTAAACAGAGCTGGTGGTATCGTAGTAACTTTACCAACTGCAGCGGCTGGATTACAATATAAATTTATTATTGGTACAACAATTGATGGTGCTAGTGCTAATGATATCTTTACAGCTGCATCTACAATCATTATTTCTGATAAAGATGCACCTGGAACAGTTAGCTTAAAACAGTTTCACGCTGATGGATCTGATGACGATAAAATGGTTATGGACGCTGATACAAAAGGAAGATTTGTAGGTGGTGTTATAGACTGTTTAGGTATCGCAACAGGTGGTCAAAGTAGTGCAACAGCAGTATGGCAAATGAATGGTTTTACTTTCGGAGACGGAAGTTTAGCTACACCATTTGCATAATAACAATTTATGATGGGGCTTCGGCCCCATCTAGTAATCTTAATTAAGGAGGGATTATGGCAGACACAGTAACAGGACCAACTATCTTACAAGAGAACGATGTAAGAGTGGTTATTAAAATAGTAAATCAATCAGACGGAACAGGTGGAACAACTGTATTTGGTGACGTTTCAGCTATGGCATCTAATTCAGAAGGTGCTTCTTGCCTACACTTAGTATTACAAAGAGTTTGGTATTCATGTCAAGGTGGCGATGGAGGAGACTCTTTTGCAAGATTAGATGAAGAAGACTCAGATGGAGATATTCCTATTATTGGATTAACAAACGCAGGATATTGGGATTTTAGAGAATTTGGTGGAATAAAAACTGATAAATCATCTAATAGTAATCAAAGTGATGTTAATTTTGTAGTTCCAGGAACAGCTGATTCTGGTAACATGTATACGGTAATAGCAGAATTTAAAAAGTTATATTAGGAGGTAGCAGATGGCTAATACTACTTCCGGAACAGTAACGTTCGACAAAACATTTGCTGTTGATGAAATAATACAAGAAGCATACGAAAGACTTGGTATGCAAGCAAGTTCTGGTTATGAACTAAGAACAGCAAGAAGATCATTAAATATTCTTTTTCAAGAATGGGGTAATAGAGGTATTCACTATTGGGAAGTAGGTGAAGCCAATATTGATTTAATTGAAGGACAAGCTGAATATAATTTTTTTAGATCTAGTGGTGATGGCACAAGTGCTGTAACAAATCCAGCTGACACATATGGTGTAGCAGATGTATTAGAATCAACTTTAAGATCTAATAGAACACAAACTACACAAACAGATTCTTCTTTAACTAAAATATCTAGAGCAACTTATTCTGCACTATCAAGTAAATTATCTAAAGGCACACCTGCACAATTTTTTGTACAAAGATTTGTAGATAAAACTACAATAACAATTTATCCAACTGCAGACTCAGCCAACGCATCTAAAGATTTACATTTTTATTATATTAAAAGAATACAAGATGTTGATTCTACATATACAGATGCAACAGATCTTCCATACAGATTCGTACCTTGTATGGTTTCAGGATTAGCTTTTTATTTAAGTCAAAAAGTAAATCCACAATTAACACAACAAATGAAGTTATATTACGAAGATGAACTAGCAAGAGCACTAGCCGAAGATGGCTCTGCTTCTAGTACATACATAACTCCTAAAAACTATTATCCAAATATATAATGACAAATAAATATCACAGACAAGGTTACAGAATAGGTGGGATACTTAAATTAGGTAAAAAACTTTTTGCTAAAACAGCACCTGAAAGAAAAGATCAATTATTAGAATCTATTAAAAAAAAGAGAAGTAAAAAACT